TGGAACCGGGACTGTAAACGTTGTCGAGTGGCAGGCGTAAGCGTTTGAAGAAGAGTGTAGTTGGCCAGCATTAGTTGGTCAGTTGGTAGTGTATAGTGATGTTTATTGTACCGGACCGTGGTGAGTCCGGAGCTCATCAGCTTTGTCCACTCGGGCATGCAATGTCCGGATGTTGTTTGGAGTTGCTTTTTCTTGGGCAAACTTTTGTGAACACAATAATATTTCCTGGTGTTTCATTCGATAATTTGAACCAGGAATATTGTTACGAAACTCCAAACACCACAAACTTGATTTTCGATTCCAACATCAATGTCCCGGTCCCAATCTATTTCTTTTGATAATATTGCTGGTTCTTCCACTTGCGAAACCAACCTGGCACAAGAAGAAAGCAAGGAGCATGAGAATGAGCATGAGTATGAGCATGAGAAGCATCGGTTTGTGACATTGGTCTTTGGTATCCATGGTGAAGACATGAAACATGTCATCCCTAACGCATGTGTCAATGATTTGGCAAAAAACAGTCAAATGTTGAAAGCCATGCTTGTTGGGAACTTTGCGGAGTCTAACCATGACGAAATACATGTGGAACTACCCACCGCACTCTCTGATGAGAGTTTGCAGTATTTTCCATTTAAGCCCTTGGGTGAAGCACCGTCACTGTCTGTGCTTGCCGAGCTCATGCAAGCATACGATTACTTGTGTGCCGATGACGCGTGGCAGGCTGCCAAGACAGCTGTAGATGACAACATTAATATATCCCACGCAGCTGAAATGGGGACGTGGACATGTGCCGACATTATGGCCTTATTCACCATCTGGAAGGAACACCACACGGTGGACTTTCCCCGGCTGTTTGAGGCCTCTTACAACCACGAGAACATTGACTGGTTTGACGAACTGGACTTGGGGTGCACCAACTTGACAGAGGGTCTGACCATACAGCAGCGTTTTGAGATTTTGACCGCACTGGGGCTCTCAATGCATGGAAACCCCATATTTCAGTCATTTTACTTTTTGCCTGTTACGAGTGTAGGACCAGCTTTGTTGGAAGATCTTAAGCGGGATCCACCGAAAGTGCCAGAAAGTCCAGAATTTTTTCCTGCTAACGTGAGGCCCAGTACCAACAATCTTGCCGTGCATGACGATGAGCTTAACTTACGGTTTGTAGACTTTACCCAGAGTCTGTTTGATTGGTTTGACTGGAGCGGAGTAATCATGTCAGGTGGTGCTGTGCACGCCTGTCTGGACAGAACCATTGACTTGTCCGTTGTCACTGGGTCGGACATTGACATGTGGATTTGCAACTACCACAACAACAAAGACCGGGCTTTAGGAATTTTAAGACGCTGCCTGAAATTTTTTGCGGCCAATGGGGCTGTGTTTGGGCTTATGGGCACAGCTGTGATCACTGTGGTAATTCCGGGGTTCCAGCGCAACGTCCAACTCATCCTGAGCAACTGTGCCAAGCCACAGGGTGTGCCAATCGCGTTTGATCTGGACTACACCCGGTGTTTTTACGATGGAACATCCTTTTATGCCACTCCTGAGTGCATGATGTCCATTTACTCCCGTCTTCACACTGGATATGCCATCCTGTCAGACAACCGTGTGGTGAAGTCGGTGCGGAAGGGGTTTGGGTTCCAACATCCAGTGTTTTCTCTGGGGGAAGAGGATGTACAAACAACATATCATATGATGACGATAGATGCCAATGTGGTGGCTGGAGTCCACAAATACTATTATCCGGACACCTCGGAGTCGGTGCAGTACATTACTCATATGATGTCACTGGTGTTCACACCTAGTTTTGTGACTCAAGACGTTGACCACCTGCTCTACCACATCCAGGAGACGGGAGAGACCATTGAAGACTCGGCGTACCTCTTTCAAAATGTCCAGTTGAATCCTCCAGGCGGTGTCTTTGACCGCTTCATCCACCTATCGAACTTTAACCTTGCATCTCAGCTACCACGTATTGATGCGTCTTACCGTCGTCAAATCCCCATAGATCCAGTGACGGGAAGACACCCGTGGACTTTTCAGATGCCCCACCCGTTTATGTTTACAACAAATTTTGTATTTCTCCCCGAATTTCACCGTGACAGTGATGACAGTGATGACAGTGATGACATTGCCAACCAACAGGTTGTCAACATATTCTGCTTCATCCCCACCCAAGACCCGGCGGCTGTGTTACTAATGCGTTTTGCGGAGTCCCAGCCTGTCGTGACACAGTTCTCACGGAGCCATTACGCGGGCAACGAGTACATTGGGTTTAACGCCAGAACCGTGAAGGGATACACTTGTATTGTGAACACGCGCACTGGTCGCACCATGTCTAAAACCAATCTCATGGAGTATTCGGCAAAGATGACGGTAGTGTGTTGTAAAGCTACGTGGATTCATCACGAATTTTGTGCGCTTCATTTTGTAATTAGCAAGCTGGATCTCTACCCGCGCTCCTACTGTCACAACTCCTTGGTGTGTGCCAGTGTAAACCAAAAGCGTAAGCGTGAGTTGCAGTTGGAGGGGAAAAAGACGGAAGACACTACCACCAACTAAAATAAACTACCGACGTGTACGGATAATAACTTTTATTGTGGAACCTGTGGAAACGGGGGTACCATTCCTATTGAATTAAAAGGAACGCTACCAACCGCGTAGATAGAACGCAGCCCCAACCAGTCGCTCATACTAACGTTGTATTCAGGTCTTCTCAACGTGTCAAAAAACACCTTTGACTTTTTGAGGATGAGTTCCCGGTCGTCCTCCAGAAGCGCATTGTTTACCGTAGCAGTGGCGATGGTGTTGGAAAACAAGATGTCCTGCATTGCCATGGTGGAGTCCCCGGATCTCACCATTTCCTTGAAGATGCTGCGGAAGGAAAGTACAACGTTGTTCAGCATGGTGGAAAAGTTTGACAATTTTTTGAGTAGTTTTTTGCATTCTATATTTTCAGGGTTTACCGTCGACTCACTGAACATATGCGTTAGGTCTTCGGGATAAGCCGCGCAACCCACCGTTATAAGCCATGCCACCCGCTCTTTTAATGTAGAGATAATGTGGTAGATCGCCGCCAAAGTGTTATACCACACTGTAGCCCGCTGGATCTTACAATCGTAATCTACAGTATCACAACTTGGGATCACCCAGTATGGGGGTTCCACGTTGGGCTCTAACAGTTTGATTTTTGCGTCACTGATCCCATCCGCTTGTGCTGTGAGAGCTTCATAACTAACATCAGGGTCGTCAACTAGACGTAAAAAAATACCCAACGGGTCAATGGTATTCTCGTCTTCGTACAGCGCGACTATCGCGTTTATGGTGCTTTTGCCAAGGAACAGAAAGGGCACCCGTTTCATCGCGTTTTTGTCGTCCCCACCAGACAGGGCTTTTGCGATTGGCACAGCCCAGTACAAGATGCTGACAGAAATATCTTCTATGTTTGGCCACTCAATACCACCGATCCAGTCGTCTGGCAGCACCGTCTCCAAAACTGGTATAAACACGTTACGGGGAAAGGGCGTTTTGGGGGTTTTAAGGTCGTAGTTATCAATCTTTTCGATGTCAACACCAACTAGTGGTGCTTTTAAAATATTGCAAGCGGCGTTTGTACTTGGAACATCACCATCATTAACTATGCCAAAAGCTATGTCGATGTCAGCATCAGTCTTCCCATCCCTCTTAAACCGGTTATATAGGATGCCATCAACATCACCCGGTACATTTACATTAACATTGGGTTGGTCCCTGCTTGCGGTACAATACCGACGTATGGCTTGCTTCCTTCCATACGGCGAACCGGGTTTACCATACATGTGTTGATAGTTGGTGTTTCCCGCAAGCGCGGAAGCTTTGCGGTTTTCCTTCGCCAACTTCTCCATCGCTCCTAATTTTTTCAAATACATCTCTCCAACTCTCCGAAGGGCAAGCGTGTCAACGGCCTGCGCAATGTTGGCTTCCTCTGCCCCATATTGTTCACGGTACTTATTCGCAAAATAGGGGCGCCGCTTCTCGTTGTCAGAGCCAGTCACCTGCACGTGAGAAATCGTGGCAAGGTGTTCTCCCAGCTTTTCCCTGCGAGCGCGATTGATCTGGCGCTCCAGGTCGGTGAAGGTATCGACCGAGGACATGTTGGCACGGGTACGAAGAGTTCTTTTGCGCATGTTTTTTTGTGGCTGTTTACCGCTATCGCCGTCAGCCCTCCACTGATCCCATGTGCCGTTCAGTGAACCGTACGCAAGTTGGCTCAAGTATGTATAGTTGGGTGTCAAAGCTTCTAATTTTTTAAGGCCTTTTTGTGCTGTTTCCACATCCTCCTTGGTGGCCGCGCCCTCTTTCAGACCACTTTCGTCATACAAGGAAATTTCTGCGGTGGCACCCTCACCCAGTTCCTCTTTAGCTTTTTTATTGATTTTATGGATCGCTTCCTTGTAGGCGTCCACTTGCTCCTGTAATGGACGTGTAGTTGTGGTGTACGCTATCTGTGCATCTCTCGTGTCAAGCTGACGCAACATATTACGAATCCGCTGGTTTTCAGGGGTGAGCAGCCCAGTATTGGGTGACTTCATCCATTCCTTGATTCGCGCGAATGGGGTAGCCATGCTATTTCTTTTTAGAGGTAATATATATTTTTAAAAATGGTGGAGTTTATTGTTTGTATCATGACTACCAAAACGAGGCTGATTCCATGGCTGGTGCCGATGGTGCCGATGGTGCATCACCGGCACTAAAAAATGGCAATGTCAATGCTGCTGGTGTTGGTTGAGGTGGTGGTTGGTCCACAAAGAAGGATGTCTGTTGGGGTACAAACCCGTCCTCTGTGTCCGTGAGCCGCTCCACGCCATAGTCTTCGCCTCGATAGTAGCGGTGGCGCTTCCACATCATACCGGAGAAGAGGGAGAAGATATCACAGATATCCACCACCAGAGGGGTTGCCTTATCTGGGTGAGGCCGGAGAATGCGGCCCAGCGACTGCTCAACGTTACCTCGAGGCGTGGCAAAGATCAGGGTGTCCAGACGAGGCACATCGGTCCCCTCCGAGAAGTAGTGGTACGTGCTGACGATAACCTGGCGCCCCAACGCTGGCTCACTAACACCCTCCTTCATACCGCCAAGCACAACGCCCACCTCCAGCTCAGGATGGGCCATGGACACTAAGTGGGCGATGTCCGTCACCTGATCCCGTCGGTCGCACATCACCAACACGTGGCGACCCATCTCATAGTATTTACTCACGTAGTAGCACACAAGCTTCTCCCGAACCGGGTCGTCTACCATGCGGTTCACCATCTCCGGGTACTTCACTTGTTTGTTGCGGTACGTGAGTTCCTCTTCACACCCGTGGGTGTACTGTATCATACGAATGTTTACCCGCTCCCACACGCGCATCGCCCGGTATGCTTCCATGCCCATGAACCAGTACAGCGCCGCCGAACAGCCGTCGGGTCGGTCAGGTGTGGCAGACAGGCCAATCACGTTGCGGCTGGGCAGCTTGCGCATGGCTTTCGAGAACATGGGTGCTGCGATGTGGTGCGCCTCATCTACAATTACGGTGCCAATGGTAGCTAGTAGGTCCGGGTCGTACTCTTTTTTTGAAAGAGACTGCAGCATACCAATCACAATGTCAGTGTTTTCCACCTCCACCGTCTTTTGCTGAATAATGCCAATCCGAGCCTCAGGTAGGAACTGGGCAATGCGTTTCTTCCACTGACGCAGCAGGTTGGTGGAGTTTACGACCACCAGCGCACGGCGACCCAGTTTCCATGCAAGCCACAGGGCACATACGGTCTTTCCAAAGCCGCAGGGCAGCACCAGCATGGCACCACCATAGAGTGCAAGTTCGTTTAGAACGGCTTGCGTGGCTTCCACTTGAGGTGGGGTGGTGTCACACAGCTTCCCCGAGAAACCCACCTTTCCGCCAATGGGCACACCTCGGCTTCGCACATCGGGACACGTGCCGAACAGACGGCGTCCCTCAAACCGTGGCAGGTGGAGCATACCGTGTTCCTCAAAGGGGGTCACCAGAAGCTTGGGTGGGCCCTGAGAACAATCGTTGGTCTTCGGCTCAATGGATAGGCGGGTGTGCCAGTATGCGTCGCGCCATCCTGGTGGCAAGTCTTGGATTGGGATGGCGTATGTGGCACCGAAAATAGCAGTTGGTGTGGAAGTGGAAACCACCACAAAATCGTCACCCCCCTCCGTCTGGTCCGTCGCAATAACACTCCCAACATCAAATAAGCCCAGGAAAGGTAACAATGTGCTTTGTGTCGCTTGCTTCTTTGTGTTCTTCACTGGTTTCGTCAACGGTTGCACACATTTGCGTTTCATTGGTCTGGTTCTTGTTATGAGTGTGTCACAAAAATGTAAAGCGCACAGTGTCCGGGTGGCGATGGCAATACTTTCCCCAGGAGTAGTGCAAGTGCTGACAATACCCACCCACCTCTCACGCTGAACCAGTGGTGGCGCGAATCCGGTGCTAAATGTTGGCTGACAGCTCCCGCTAATCCAGTGGGAGCGTGAAATAGGAGAATTCAGCGTCTGTGTCGGTGCCGTGATCACTTTTTTTCTGTTTCTTTGGAGTAAAAGAGGCAACCGTTATACACACAATGTCTAACACTGACGCCAACGTGCAAAATATATTGAAGCAGCTGTCAGGGATGATTGGTTCTCTGGAGAAAGAACACGGTATGAAGCTGGCACCGGACGGCACGATCACCAACACCAGACAACCCACTAACATGGCCTCCGGTAAAACCATCCGTTGGAGTGGCACGTGCCCGGAGGGCTTAGTTGGCTTTAATGTGGAGACTGCTGCCGCCAAGGGGATTGCTCCTCCCCCCTTTAGTGAGAGGCCCCACCCTGAGCAGTACGACAAAGATGGCCACCTGTGTGTTTCTCGTGAGAGCGCCAAGAGAGCAGTCGAAAAATCTACCGAGAACGGCACTGTGACACTCAGCCGTACTCTGGTGGCCAGTTGTGCCAAACTTGCACACCAGCTGGGGACCATCGGACGGGCACAAACCCCATGTGTTGAGGTCGATCGACTGTTCACCAACAACGATCAGAGGACCGCATTCTGTGAGAACCTCCAAGATGGGAAGGGTGATACCAGGTGTGCCATGCTTAATGGCTCTTGTGCGAATAAGCCCGGTGTTACCGCCAGGGGCGCCCGTGCTTGAATTGCGTCCCGTGTCCCCACTATCTAAGCATAAACATTGTGATGGTAGTACCCTTCATAATAAACCCGTTTGGTTCCCTGAACTTTTTTCTGTTCCTATTGAGAAAAGCAACCGTAGCTTCTAATGTCTTCCACTTCCACGCAAGCCGAAGTTGAAAAGCTGCTGCAGGAGCTTTACAAGATGCAAAAAAAACTGGAGAGTGAGACCGGATACGCGGTTCAGGCGGACGGTAAGGTTGTAAACACAACCATCCCAGATTCCAGCGCTTTTGGCCCTGGCAAGGCGATCAGATGGAAGGGTGGCTGTCCCGATGGACTTGTCGGCTACGACGAAACTGCCGCTGCTCGGAGGGGAGATCCTCTGCTGATGGAAAGCGAGATGCCACATCCGAGCCAGTTTAACAGTGACGCCCATCGGTGTGTCTCCCCCAAGTCGATTGCACGTGCTCGCAACACGTCCAGTAGTCAGGGGAGGAGTATGCGTGGCATTTATGGGTTGGTGACCGCATGTGCCAAGTTGGCCGCTAAGGCCCAGCAGCTGTCCAGGGCGGAGCTAAGTTGCTCCACAATAAGTGACATGTACAGTAGCAAGGCAGATAGGGAAGCGTTCTGTGGTACCGTGCTCGACGCGGATAATCAGCACCGTTGCGAGATGAATGGGGATCAGTGCGTGGGTGTTAAGGGTGTGAGAGCAGGTACCGACAACATTGTTTCGCCTGACCCTGTTGTGATGAATTCAGATGCGGGTGCGGGTGCGGGTGCGGGTGCGGGTGCGGGTGCGGGTGCGGGTGCGGGTGCGGGGGCGGGTGCGGGTGCGGGTGCGGATGCGGATGCGGATGCGGATGCGAATTCATATGAGGATGATGGACCGTTTCCTGTGAATGTGCGTGAGGAAGATGATGATGTGTCACCGTTAGGGTTTTACAGTTAGCATCGGCTAAACACAAAATAGGAAAC